GTATTATAACCGCGCTCAAAATAGGAAAAAACGCTCATTTTTATTTAATCTACTTTACTTACCAGCACATGAAGCGTGCCTGTACCTGAACCACTTACAGCCCACAAATCTTCACCCTCTGTTAATGACAACCTAACTTCATCACCATTGTCCATTAGGTAACCATTGCTTGATGTCACACCACTATTGCCAATGTACACTGCATGTTTAGCATGTAACAGTACATCTCTTTGTACATTATCCACGCTGATTATTGATTGACTTGTTGTAGTTACTGTTACCTGACTATTTATTATTGCCATTGATTTGTTCCTCACTCTGTAATCTTGCACGCCTAAAGCGTGCAAAGTCTTTGTGCTGTTTAGCACCTATCCACATCTTGCGTTGATGCTCCATCTGTACGCCGGTGTGTGCATATAGTTTATACCCAAAACTCTTAGCCCTAATGCACCACAACAGATCTTCACCAACCCATTCATGGTGCAGTGGCATGTCCTGATAGAAGCACCACTTACTACCCTGATGTGTTTGATCTGCTTCTTTTACAAACCTTTCAAACACTGACCTATGCACAATGATTGCACCCGTACCAGCCGCATCTACTTCAATCACACTATCTTCTTCATAGTCATGTACTGCATATAAGCCATTGTCAGTACCCATCTTGAATATGCAAGGTACTGGTTCTAGGTATAACTCACCGACTTCCCATCCACCATGTACTACACCTGACACAATAGGCCGTTCATCCTTGTCTGCGGCCGCTACTAACTTCTTGAAATGATCTACTGTAAACCTTTGATCTGTATCTATCTGCAATAACCAATCATCTGTTGTTTTCTCTAAAAAGGTTGCAACAATCTGATTGCGTAATCTACTGATAACACCTGATCCTTGTAGGCTAATAAACTGACCTAATTGCTTTTGTGATCTAGCAACATCCAATATGCTGGTCATAAAATCTGTTACTACATGCCCAGGTGATGTAATGCCTATTGTAATTTTCTCTGTATCTTTCAATGCCATCCCTTCTTCTGAAAATGTTGCCATGCCTTGCAGGCGTTAGGTATGCCATTGGCTTTATCAACCCATCCATACCGGTGGCCAATATAACGCTTGCCCCATTCAATCTGCTTTATCCCACTCGCTGTTTTTAAATATTCTGATCTACCCTGTGGAATCCCATGATGACTACCATTCTTAGCCTTTGGGTCAAACCGGCTTTCATGGTGGTATAAATCTATTAAACAATAGGCTTGATCTATATTGTTAATTTCCGTAACTATGTATTGCTTATAGTGTTTAGGTTTATAGTGGGGTAACCCAAAAGCGTGTTGTGTATTTATCAATAATATTATTAAAACTAATAGAACTGTTTTTAGTTTTTTATTTGATACCTGGGTAACTTGATTTTTAGCAAAGCCCCCCCACCCCCATAAAAATTTTTTTCTATGGGTTAGGAAGTGCCACACCTGGTATAACCGACCTTCAGTGTAAGCCCCCACAAACCGGCGTAAAGATAACATAGATTTACCCCCATTGGTCAATCTTTGAAAAATACGGCGTGTTTAGCCTTTTCTAACATTTGACAGGTAAGGCACGGATCATCTCTCATAATCCATGCCCCACACTGATCACATCTGATTGGTTCGCTCATGCGCTCTTTCCAATAACAAATCAACCATCTCTAAAAATGGCCGGCAATGCCTTTTACTAGTCATGTAAAACCTTTCCTCAATATCCCTTTGTGCATCATAAAAGGTTGTAATTGTCCAATATTGCTTAGTTGCCGTTGGAATTACAAAGATACCCCTGGTAATTTGGCTAATTATTACATAAGCCCAGGGTTTAATTACCTTAGAATCATATCCATGCACTGTATCTACAATCAATGGATTATGTGGGAAGTCATCAGCATTTTTAAATGACCTGCTAGAACTTTTAATTTCTAGCACCAAGTCATCTATAACAATATCTTTTTCATTTAAGGTTTTATTGATTCTTTCATCATAGGTAGCCGCCATACTAAATTCAGGTACTACTACATTTGGCACGCCAAAGGTTTGCAATAAATCGGCTACATAAAGATTAAAACCATGTCCTTCACGCATAGCCGTTTCATAATTAAACTTTGCCATTGATGCACCCACAACTCACACACTCTTTGTAGCCATGTTGTGTATAAAATCTTGCATCATTGCAGTAGTAACATTTTTCTATATCCGGTATTAAATCTACTTCAATACCATTATCAGTAAATGTAGCCCTAACCCCATGCTTATCTATGATCTCCATATCACCCATTGTTAGCACCTGGGTAAAACCACTTGCCATCTTTACTCATGGTTGCCCACTTAGCCGGGCATCCTTTAGGACATGTATATCCGTAGTAGGGCGTGCCGCGACCCTTTGCAATTCCAGTTTTAAGAATCATCTGACCATGTTCACAATATTGAATTGCAGGCACATCTGATGCAACTGCATCAACCACCTGTTCTAAATTCATGGGTACTGGATCAACACTTGGCTTTTCATCTTCGGTAAACCGCTCACGCAATACCCTTTCCATCAATGCTGACTTGCTACCAGGTCTGCCGTAGATCGCCTTTACAGGTTCTTCTTTCACTGGCCTTGATAACAGTTCTTCATTCAATTTTTCAGTAGGTGTAACTGCCCAGGGTTGCCTTTCCTTAGCCGCTATAACTTCTTGCTTTGATGCAACTCTTTTTGTTGCAGATTTCATAGCCGCAACTATGGCTCTACCCCATGCCGAAGTTTCACATATCATAAGTTCACTGCCGGCGGTCATGCCTTTACCTGGGATTTGTTCCCAGGCAACTGCAACTCCAGGGCGAACATCATGTGGATCGCGGTAACAGGCGGCTGTATAAACCACATAAGTTTTACCTTCCACCTGCACAATGTCATAAGGCTTATTAGGATTGTATGGTTGCAATGATGCTTCCGGATACGCTTCTTTCAATTGGGCTATGCGTTCAGCCACATCAACATAATCATTCATGTTCATTATTTGTTTTCCCTATCCCAAAGGCTTACAACCTTTTCCATTAAGTAATCATTATCTTCTTGCAATTGTTTTGTACGCAACACTGGATGATTAGTTGTCGGATAATCGGTCACTGTAAATTTTCGTACCTTAACAGATGATTGTCTTGTATCGGCACTGCCGCGTTTATAGCCACTCTTAAAACCTTTGTCGTAGCCATTTTCTACTGCAATGATCCAGGTTGCCATTAACATCAACCCCACCAATGCAAACAATATGATGGTAATTAACCACCCTAATATTTCATAGTTCATATTTCACCGCTTCCTTGAACTTGTCTAACCAATAGGCTTCAACCATTTTGGCTGATAGCCTTCCTCTGATCTGCCTAGCACCAATAGCCTTTTTGGCGTGTTGGCGGATCAGGGAAGCCTTTACAAAGTGCTTACGCTTCTCATCAACATAAGCACCGGATTGTTTATCGTATTTAACTAATTCCAACACATCACCATTTCCAATTCAGCCGGCAATTCCGCCGGATCAACATCATTGATTACCTGATAGATAGAACCATTTGGGTGTATAGATGGTGGTAACACCACATAACCCTTATGTTTAATATCTATACCAGGTATTAACTTGCCTTTAAATTGCTTGCTCTTATCTGCCCGATAATAAAAATGGAAGCCATTATCTGTTTTAACTGTATGGGTATTAGATGTAACGCACATCCGGCGATACTGTTCCCATAAAGTTCTTGATGAGATGTTGCGTATATCAAAGTCCAACACAACTAGATTTGATTGCACAATGGCTAGGCCAATGTTTAGATTCGGATCATCTTTAAACCACTTTTTAACCAATGACTTTTTGTTACTTGCATCAAGATAACCATGCCGTAAAAACTTACATGGCTCTTTAGATTGTGGCCTCAATGGCATTACAAACCAACCCTTTTCAATATAGGCTAAGGCGTTCATGCGTAAACCCACGATCCGCGATAGTTGGTTGTAAAGCAATACTGACCAACAGCGTTATCAAATGAGATACTAAAATCATATTTATTTTGCTTTAAAAACTCAGTAGCCAATATTACTGAAGCATAATTTTCTACCCAGTAAATAAACAAATGTGACCAACAAATTGAATCTTCAAAACGATCCTTTTGCTTTAGCCAATCTGATTCAGTTGCCCATTCCATTTGTGCATCAGTTAAGGCTTCAAATTGATTCTTTGTAATTTTCATTAGTGGTTTACCTTTTGGTTGTGTACATACTCAGCCAATAAACCAAACAATTTAGATTTTAATCTACGCACTGCATCATCAGGTGTTTTACCATAAGATGTAAACTCACCTAATACATTTGATGTAGATGCAACATAATTATCTTCATCTTTTACATACCTAAAATCAATCTTAGTTTGTAATACGCTTTCAATTGTTGTTAGCATTTTTAACCCTTCCTTTCATTCTTGAACATCTATCACAACGCCATTCACTAATCAATGGTCTAATTGATATTGCACAATTTAACCAACATGTTTCCATATTGCATTTATCACACCAACGCAAGTCAGTTGTTTTCATTATTTTGCCTAGCATCAAACTCAGCCATTTCTTGTTTGTAAATTTGAAAGGCAATTGAAAATTGTTGATTTCTTTTTTCGTTTACTGGATCAAAGATTTTGTTGTATTGATCCATAACAGCATCAATTTGAACTTGATACTTTTGTGTAATTTCTGCAATCAAAGCATCTCTTTCTGCTTCAATTTTATCAATAATTGCGTCGCGCTCAGGACAAAAAAGAACTACTAGATCAGCGTATTCTTTATCTGCTTTTTCAGTTGCTTTGTTTATTTTTTCAAATGCTTTATTATCAAAGCGTGTACGTGCGGCTTTTTGTGCTGATGTTAATGTGTTCATTATTAACCCCCTTCAGGTCAATTGCGTTTACAAATGCAATTAAACACTACCCTACTGACAAATGCAATAGGCCAGGGTAGTGTGTCTTGTGATCTACCTCACCCAAAGGCCTTACCCATAGCCGTAAATGATCCATCAGCGTTGAATGGAATCATCTCCGCGCTTACATTGCCACGCTTGATATGTATGATCACTGCGCCAGCCTGCCATTGGGCGTAGCCTTTGGTATAAGACATCTTTTTCAGGTCGCATGTATGACCACACTCAATACCCACTAAAACACGCTCTAATCGGCCATTAAAGGCTTCTGAGTGGCATGTGTAGCCCAATCTATGAGTATGCCCCGACACTACTGAGCGCCCCCACCTCTTACTAAGGTTCAACGCGGTCTGACCGG